TACTAACCTTGGCCAATTGCCTGGTCAGGTCATATTGAATATCGGTAATTTCAAATGACATGCGCGGTAATTTAATTGCAACTCTTGTATCATCCTCAAGACTGGGGTTCTCACGAATTCTTTCTAAATATTTTTGTCTCGGTGCATAGGCGAGCGGAACCTTTAATTGATTCAAAACTCCACCACTTGAATTTTTACGTACCACATATAGATTATTAAAGAGTCGACCAAAGATTGAAACCGACTTTCTAATTCTTTCGTGATAGTAATGTCCACCAAACATTATTGATTCTCCGGATCACCAAATGGATTATCTTCACTAAAGTCAAGGAAGTCATCTACATCTGTTGAAGTAAATAAGTCGTTTTGTTCTGTTTCACTAATGTTATTTATTTCGTTTACACCGGTGACTTTAAGACCTACAGAGCCAGGCGGTGATATTTTATTTAACGTAATTCCATTTACAAATGTTCTGAATTCTCCGTCATCTGCACCAACATGTGCAAGGAAAAGATAACGGCTTCCATCACTATCTGAATCTAATTGATATCTTTGTACTTCGCCTTTTATCTTTGTACCTGAAGACAACGTTTGTGTAAGATCATCTCCTACTGAATATTGACTATCAAACGCAGCAGATCTGCCACCTATCAATACAACATTCGGTATTGATGAATAGCCTTCTCCAGAATCTACAATAATTAATCCACTTACTTCACCCGTTGCTGAATCAATTGTTGCAGAGCCAATAGCTCTTTTATAATCAAATGTTTCTATAATATCTGGCGTTTGACCAAAATAATAATCTGTAGCAGCAGCTGCATATCTATTTGATTGAACATTATCAAAGATAGGCTGTGACGTTTTTTTCGTAAAAGTGAAGTGATCTACATAACCCGTAAATCCCTTCGAAGGAATTTTACCAACTCCTGTTGATGTTGCAATAGGTGATGAGTCATTAAGATCTGCACCAAACTTAATAACATCTCCACTGTCATATGGATAATTATCGGTAATATTAAGAGTAAAGTCAGAGCCTTTTACGCTATCAACATTTGGTCTTAAAACATTATTTAAAAGCTCGAAATGTACAAAATTCCATTGATTAGAATCAAGAGCATGATTAGCGTATCTTGTTTGTGTAATTCCTACTGCATGTGAATCAGCGTTGCCAGCAGAATCGACGGTGAAAGCCATGCCCGGCAATCCGTTACTGTCCATTACAATTCTAAAATCGTCAGACCATGCAATTGTACAAGCATGAATTGAAGTAGGTTTAATCCAAAATGCCAATTCAGCCGGCTGCTGATTTACTCCACCATAAGAACTAGTAAGAGTTGCTACAGCTGTAGTATCTGCAGAATCATGTACAAGAGAACTTGCGCCAAAATATGGATTAGCACTATCAATTTTTCCTAGAAATGCGCTATCAGCAGGTATCGGAAAATCGATTACTACAATAGGTGGCGTAGTATAATAGTTACCAGAATCGGTAATTGTAAGACTTGAAACTCTTCCCATTACGTAATACTCGCAGTCGCTGTGGCAACTTTCGGTGCCAATAATGAAACTCTATATTGATATGCATAATCTCTTTCAATAGAGTCAATGGTTTCTGTACCAGTATCAAAATCTTCTCCAGTATATTCAAAGAGAGTACAACGCATTTTATAAACTGGTACATTTTCTATTTGATAAAAAGGCTGCTCATGTTCTACGTGACGTATTTCAAACATAGACTTTGTAAGAGGAAGATAAATTAGATCACCTTCAGTAGGTCTATCACCTTGTAATGCATTATCAGCTCTATTCACTTGTGTAGACCATCTAGATTTTGATACTACAAACGTAGCTTCATCTCTAATCTCTACGCCAAATCTTGTAAAGAGATCTCCTTCACCATCAAAGCCTTCAGCATTTTCAATATACATTTCAATCTTTTGTGAATCTGCAAATTGCGATGTTGCGTCATCGCCAAGCAATTGATCTTCGTTTACAATTGTTCTCGGAAGATAATAGACATCTTGTCCATAGATCTTAAGTGCCTCTATAATGAGGTCTTCATACAGGTTAATTTCTGACCTGACTTTTTCCGAGAAATAAAAATTACGTGCCATATTAACCTACAAAAAAGTCAGCCGGAAATTCGTGTTCTTCTCTAATTCTTTGCCTCAAGTTTTCTATTTCGGTTGATGCATCATCGTATAATTGTCTACCATTTAAAATAACTCCGCCTGGCAATTGTACTCCTTCAAACTTAATAAGATTCATACCCCATTGCTGTTTGATAAGAGCTGTTGTATATTCTTTTAGCCACATATCGTTATAGATTGATGTGTGAGTATCCGGATCAATAAGTGTATAGACCTCTGCTACAACGTACTCTCCAACTTTAATGTCATCATCATTAAAATCACCGAAGATATGTAATCTATCTTGATGACGCGACCATTGTGTTTGTGGATGTCCATTCAGTTTCATATCTAAAAGAGAAAGATACTGTTGCATCTGCTCATAATATGCAAGACCACCAGCAAATGTTGCCATGTCAGCAATATCGTTTAACATCATTTGGTACTTAATATCGAAGAAATTAAATGAGCTATTAAACGAGCTTGACAGCGGAAACACTTTTGAAATATAGAGAATGTCAGAAGCTATTGGTATATATTTATTTGTGACATCATTAGAAGTAACCTGATGCTTAAGGTATGTGCGTACAGTTGCGTCTGAATGATACTCTTGATAATACTGTAATGCTTCGTCTACACGATCCTCAATTTGGTCCTCATCAACATTGATTTCCAAAACTGGATCACCTAGACGACGCTTACAATAATCAATTAGCGTATCTCTAGAATTAGGTGGTGCCATAAAATAGTCTCCGATATAAAATCTTTAGACTATTTATATGTTTTATACATTATAAATTTTACTTTTATGATATCCATCTTTGAGAAGAACCACCGCCACTTGCCGCCGCTGTTTCTGCAGAATCTAATGAAGCTCTTAGTGTAGTAATTAAACTATTAGCTGAATCAAGGTCTGCTTGAGATGCTCCTCCTGATGTAGCAACAACACGACTGAGAATACCAGAATAATTTATTGAATCATCACTTGATATCAACAATAAATTAGAATCTAATACTCCAGGAATTACCGATAGGCCCGCTGAATCTGAAACTAGTAATAACTCGCGAGAGGTATTTAATAGTAAGCCAGTTTCAGAAGAATCAGCGGGCCTATTTAGAAGAACATCTGCCAATTATTAGTCGCCTTTGCCTTCTGGGAATAAATAGCATGCATTTCTATACAAAGAATCTGCAGCCGAGCCATAGCCGCCGCCACACCGATGAAGTCTAAAAGAGCGGTAATATTTGCCGTCTTTTTGTACTCTTTCGCCATGACCAAAACCTTCATCGTTTGTTCTCCAAATATTCATTAATCTAGGAAAACCATGGTAATCATAATGGTTATTTTGTTTATTCACATAACCGATAGATGACCAAGCCGTTAGAGGTTGCATTATATAACCAGTATCACCATTTGCTACAGGAATTTGTGTTGGCATATCATACCATGGGGGTGGGAACATAGAAGGATAGTTATTATAACTTGATTGAGTTGCTGTATAACCCCAATGATAATACCCACCCAACTGCGCCGCAGTATTTTTAATTCCATTCGCCCCTGGTCTATGTTTCATACCAATGCATAGACGCTTAGAATGTGTCGTAGTACTTGTTTGTGATGCTGTAGAATCTGCATCATTTCTCAGTCTTGAATCTGCGGTGTTTATTGTGTATTGAGGACAATAGAAATTATTTTCATTCCATAGATGTCTCATTAGATCTGGACTAAATTCAAGATCTGATAACATATGTGAATAATAATAGCCAGTTACTACATTTGAATGTTCAACCCACATACCAAACAATTTGTCGGTCATAATCACATGAATTGCATAACAATTGCCAGGATTTATTGGCATTCTCCACAGAGATGCGCCTGTGTCACCAGTCCAACTGCCGGCAGTGTCACCTGTACTGTATGGAAATGCCTGTGAGTTAGCTTTATCAGTAGTACGACATATCAAACCATAAGTATCATACCATCTAATTGTGACGTAATTAAATGCACCAAAATTTGTATCAGTACTACCAGCTTCTTGATTACCATAATGGTATTTTTTAAATCTAATGTAATGATTATTATACGAAGCGGTGGTAGTGTTATTTCCAGTAACACTTCTATAAATGTTTGCTGATGGTCTATTGGCTGTATCATTAATAATTACTGAAGCAGCAGCATTAATATACGTTGAATTCATATCACTTGTTGCAGTATGAGTACCATCCAGAAATCCTTGAATTTCATCCATCACATACCGTCTATGAGCGGCGTTGCTCATATTAGTTGAGCCACCCCAACTGGTATGATTCATTATTAGTTTTAAATATGCCATTAGTGTAGCTCCTCTAGATCGCTGTTTGATGAATCATAATCATGCCCACCTAAAACAAATATATTCGTTGTTCCGCCAGATTGATGGCCAAGTTCTTCTGTACCAATCGAATGATTAGTAATTAAGTTTGGTAAATCATCATCGCTTACTCCGACAATGCGATACCAATGAGCAGAATCCCAATTAACATCCGATGCTGTCATCGGTTCTCCGACGGAATCTACAAGTTTAAATAGGTCTAGTGCAGATTGTTTAGCATCTGAATCCCATGACATTGTTACTTCTCCTTATTTATAAGATATGACGACATTCAAATCAGATCCTGCCGTAGAAGAACCAATTTGTGTTATGTCGATAGTTAAATAGTCGCCTTCGGCAACTGATAAATTTAAATTATTCGTAACATTAGTGGTAGAACCATCAGCAATATTAAAAGTTGATATCGATGAACCATTCTTTTTTAATGTCATATTTAGCGTTGCTCCTGCTGGCGCCACAGAAACGTGTTTTCTAATCTTTGTGATAGTCACGGCTCGAGGTGAATACCACCGTGCCGTACCAGCAGCTACAGTTAATGCCCCATCTTGAACAAATGTGGTATTATTTTCTTTTTGAATTGTTGATGATGCTGCATCTGTAAATCCTAGTCTCGTAGCAATATAATCAGAATCAATTAAAGTTGTCTTTGTTCCAGAAATTATACCTTCTACCTTTGCCGAATCAAGAGAACTTGCCACAAATGTTTCTGATGCATCTAAAATATTTTTTTCTTGCATAAAGGTTTTCATTCTATTTTCATTAATAGAATTATTGGTAATTTCTTCTTTAATACGATTTACAAATGAAACCGTTTTATTCATATAATCACCCAAGTCTTGTGGAACAAACTTATTTTTTGCTGCATCATATGTTAAACACATTTGACTTTGTATGGTTGGAACTTCTTTTATAGGAACTTCAGTAGCATGGCCTTCCTGAGAATGCTGTAGATAAATTATATCTTGACCTGCTCCATTGCTATCTGTTTTTAAATCTTTAATAGTGATATTACCACGCATGGCACCATGGATACCACACTGATATGTTAATGTACTAGGCGCATCAGCGGGAACAACAAACGTCATCGTTGCATTATTATTTGCTCTTGAATTCGTAACTCCAGATGTATATTCACCAACATAATTACCAGATACAAAATTGTCACCATTATCTGTTGAAAGATAAATTGGATGTCCATTTGTGCTTGAGTCTAAAACAAATTCATATGTATTACCTTTATAGAATGGACCCAACGCCTGATTGTTTCCCATTCTAAGTCCAGTGAAAGTATATGCTCCTGAAACTGCACCAATATTATATGTGTGTGTAGAAGTATTTAATGACGGTATTGTGTAACTTGCAGGAACACTCCATGATAACCTTTGCGCCCTTGTAGCAGAATCAGTACCACCAGAATCTGTTACTCCAACAAAAGAATAACTTCCGCTATCATATGTTACCCAATCAACAAGGTTTGCTGTGCCAGCTTCATTTAACCATTTTAGAAAAATTTTATGAGTTTGGTCTGCATCACCACGTGTTCTAAAAGCAGTAAAATTATCTAAGCGATATGTCCCTTGCTTGTAAATAGGAACTTCATTTTGTGCTTTCATAGTAATAGATTCTCTTCCATAAGGAAGAGTCGTAACATTCCATGACCATTTCCAATCGGGCATGTGACCCGCTGAATCTACATCAGTTGCAAAATTTAACGTTTCTGGGTCAATTGACTGATCCACCAGCGCATCAAATGCACTTTCTCTCACATCACCGGATAAGTTTATTACAGTCGCAAGTTTCTTATTTATGCTCATTTTACCTTATCCTGATTAATACGTCTTAAGCGTATGGTGAATCACCAAGTGTTGTAGTATCCCATGCAGCTTTAAGCTCAGCGATTGTTGTAGCATCTGTAATTGCAGATGCGGCAGGTGCATCACGAAGAGCAGTTTTCTTTGTTGCAGCCGCAGCTTTTGCAGTTGCATCATCGTCTTCGATAGCGCGCATATACTTTACGTCTTCTGATTCTAATAGAGGTTTACGAACCTCACGAATTTTGTCTTTGAATAATACTTTTGCAGCATCTAGATCTTCACTGATAACATCACCAGATAAAGACCAAGCACCACGAAATTGACGATCAGATGGCACTGTTACTGCACTAGCATCAGCCTGATTTCCATCCTTGTCAACGATATAAGTAGTTGCCATTTTATTTTCTCCTTAAGCAGCTTCTCTGCTATTTATATCAGGATCTATCTTCCAAGCATTTCGCCACTCTCTCGTTTGAGGTAGTTGCTCTTTTTTACAGATGACCATCTTAGGTTTATTGCCTTCATTCCATGTACGCCAAATATGGTTTGGAATGTCTTTCATAATTAAATATTCAATTGCCTCTTCTTCACTCATAGGAGGCATAGGTTCTGTATCATGCAGCAGATAACCACGAGTATGTTTCTTAAATCCTGCCATTGCTTCATCTCTTGCAAGTTCATGATATACCCATACTGGTGGAAGAATACCGCCATTCATTGCGCATGCCATCCAATTTGGATCAGGCACAAGTACGCTTGCTGGTTCATCAACGTTATGCTCAAACACAACACGATAGTCTGATTGGTATGGCTCAAGGTTATCTTTTGCCCAACACAGTCTTTCAAATAATTTTAGTTCTTTCAATTCCATTATGCAAGGTCTCCGAATACGGCAATATGACATTGTCCAGTGTTATGAGCATTGTCAGTTGTATAGATTTCAGTATCAATTATTGAGGTTGTTCGAGTAATAACTTGAAGACTTCTATTAGAAGGATTGTTACGTGCAGATGTAGATGCGCCACCTCCAGCTACTGGAATATAGTATAAACTAGACATTACATTAGTTAAATTTACTTCGATTTCAGAAGCGTCATCTGTTAAACTAGATACTAGAAAGCTGGCATCCGGATTTGGTGGGTTGTCACCAGTATCAAAATAAACCCACGCCTTCGCAGTACCATTTGTCACATAAATAGAGGCGACAGTCTTTGCATTGGTGTCTTGTATAGTTCCTACTGTAATTTTTCCGGTCATTGTGTTATTTCCATTAGAGTTACAGTTGACACTGTTCGACCGCCAGTGTTATTATTAGCATCTAATTCTGATCTATTAATGAAGATAGCTTTAGTATTATCATTTAGAAACCAAAATGCATATGTCAATTGATCTGTTGTGTTCGGATCATCTAAAAAACACATAAAAGTGGTATCAACTTGATTTCCATCATGAGTGTATCCAAATCCTGCATGTCCTAGTTGTTTACTACCGTCGACAGCGCCTATAGATCCACTCGGAATGGTTCCATTTCTTTTGAAAAATCCTTTATATGTAGTTACAGTACATCCATATGAGATACTTGCTTGTAATAAAATTTTACTAGTTGCATATTTTGGAGTAATAATAGTGCGTAATCCTGTCACCTCTACTTCACTACCATTAGATACGACAGATGTTGCTGAAGTCATTACTGATTGCACAACTTGAACAACACAATTATCAGCACCTGTAAGAGTTAATGTCATGCGAGGTCTCCATGTACGACACCGTAATTAAAATAATCAAAATGTAGACGAGAAGATCCATCATAATACGAGTAAAATTGCACCGAACTTGTTAGCGCTCCAGTTCTTGTGCCCATTCCTGCCAACCCATCTGTTGTAAAATTATGATAAACTTGGGCAGTCCTTGTATATACATCATTACCCCATCCAGTGTCATCAAAATTACAGTAATAAGTTTGTGAAGTCATATTATTTGTATATGAAACTGTTCGATTCCCAGTACCGCCATCGACTAAACTACTTGAATTAATTCCACCGCTCATTGTCACAAATGCAGTTCCTGTATTATTTACACAGAAAAGTGCTTTTGCCGCAGTCTGATTAGTCAGTGCCGCTGGTCCATTACCAGTTATATTTGATAGCGTTGTTACTCTGAGTTCACTCGTCATTAGCTTATCACCAAGTTACCGTTGATTGTTAGCACTACACCACTATCAAATGACATTGGTCCAGCAACATGCGCATTCTCTGCACTGTCTATTGTAGTATTTATATTGAGAGACTGTGAATTAATTCTAAACATGTCACTCTTCAACTTGCCACTTAGTGAAAGAACTGTAGCAGAATCGGTTCCACCTCCACCGCCGCCAGCGCTGGTACTCCAATTGCTTCTTATGTCTGTTAAATTTGCCATATTAGTTCTCTATCAATACCCAACCTTGAGCAACGTTGTAATAAACCAATCCAATACCTGCTCTGTCTACGTTAATTGTTAAATCAGTTGTTCCACCTTGAATCTTATGACCATTCCGAGATACTGTAATATTATTTGATGATGCATTTCCTGTCACATCGATAATTCTAATTTCATCACCTATACTTGCAGATGACGGAAGTGTTATAGTTTTAGCGGTTGATGTATCAATAAAGAGTTTATCACCTGCAGTTGCCGTAACTGGTGTACCACTTGGTGCTGACCATGCATTTGTTTTAATTGCATTTGTATTTGACACAAAAGATGCAATCTTAATTTCATCACTTGCATCGGCACCAGATGTAAGAACAACTGACATACCATTATTTGCATTATAGTCATCTGAATCATTCAGTAACAGACCATTCATAAAGACTTGAATATTGCCAGTTTGATATGCAAGTGAAGTACCTGTAATATCATTACCTTGGAAAATTGTTTGTCCAGAATCTGCAGTAAACTTATACAGCTCCATATTCTGACCAGGGTTACTAAATGCTGATACTATGATTTCATCATTCACGCTTGCTGCAGTTACGAGATTAATAGTTGAGCCATTCGTTGCGCTATAATCAACAGCTCGAAGTATGATACCATTCATATGAACTTGAATTGCGCCAGGTGCATACGATAGTGTATTACCATTAATATCAGCACCGCTAAATGATGTTTGATTAGCAGTTGCAGTAAATTCGTAATTTGCCACATTAGGTGATACAACAACACCCTTACGGTTAATAAGAGTAACAATATCATTTGAATCCGTAGCAGATACAAGAGTTACAGTAGTACCAGCGTTAGTAGAATAATCATCTGAATCTTTGAGAAGAATACCATTGAGATATACATCTAAACCGCCAACTGAATAATCAAGAGTATCTCCATTATCATCATTGCCGGTAATTGAAGTTGTTGGTGTTGGCGTTGTAAAGTAGTATTTGGCTTCTACTAGTGCTCGTTGGGTAGCGACACGTCCACGCCTTTCAATAATTGAGACGCTGTATCCGCTGTCGACTCCTGTTCCGAACGTGACTGCTGATGTACTAGCAGTGTAATCATCATTGACTACTTGCAAGACACCATTGATATAGACATCAAGATGAGTAGCATCAATTGAACTATGATTAAAGACTGTTTGTGCTGCTGTCGCTGTGTATTGCGATCTTTGTGTAGTAAATTCGCCACGAGTAAAGTCCACCTTTGAACCAATATAATCAGAATCAACAGTCGATGTAATAAGAGCAATCGTTGCTGCTGAATCTGTTCCTGCCGCAGTTCTAGCTTGAACATATGCAGAATCAATAAGTGTTGTTACATTGGAATTACCATATGTACTTAGTTCAGAATAGTTAGCTAATCTTGTCCAGTTTCCTGCATGGGCAAAGTAACCAGCACCAGTACCATGAACATGAGCAAACATACCATGATAATTTGTGGCACTTGGTAATCCACCAACAGAATCATATACATTACCAAAGAGAACTTTGTTCCCTTCCATATCTAAATCTGATTTGGTAACTCTTAATCTTACATAATTGGAATCAATTAATGCAATCGCCTCGGCAGAATCAACAAAGTCTGTACCGAGAGTTGGAATAGTTGGAGTTCCTGTTAATGAACTATATGCAAAGTCTTGTGCAGTTTGACGCGCTTGTACATAACCGCTATCTACAATTGCAAGAATACCAGACGAATCTTGAAACCGATCGCGAAGTTGAATATATGCCGAATCAACAAGATTTAATACATGAGAGGAATCAAATGGATTGACCCTAGCATTTATATAAGCAGAATCGATTAAAGATATTACGGCAGCCGAATCGGTACCAGCTGCGGTTCTAGCTTGAATATAAGCACTATCAACGTTTGACGTAATAAGAGTTGTAACCCGACCTGAATCAACTCCAACATTATTACCAGAAAGTCTGTTAATTGTAATAAGATTGCCTGAATCAGCTGCAGTTGTTAAAGTAACTTTATTATTATTTGATGTGGAATAGTCGCCATTTGCTAATAATACACCGTTTAAAAATACTGTAACTTTATCATCAGTAAAATCTAGTGATTGTGAATTATCATCAGATCCTGTAAATATGGTTTGACCAGAATCTGCTGTAAATTCAAAAAGCGTTTGTTCAAGAGGAGAGAACGTGCCAGTGCTACCTGACAAAATCTGGATATCTACAATGTCTCCTACAGTCGCTCCATTTATAAGTGTTACATTACTACCAGCTCCGTTTTGAGTATAATCGGCTGAATCAAGAAGAAGTAAACCATTCAAATAAACGTTAATTCTATCTTGAGTATAGCTCAGTATTTGTGAATTATCGTCAGATCCTGTAAATAATGTTTGACCGGAATCTGCCGTGTAAATATAATGTCTTTGCTTTACTGCTACATGGCCAGTATCGTTACCAGAAAACTTAATAACTTCAAGAACATCACCA